TCCGTCGACTCGACGAGGCGTAGGCCGAATGGAAATACGCATTTCTACTACAAACTAGATAGACGGCCGTGGCAAAAAAACTTCCCCCAGATATTGCGGCCGGAAAGCAGCGCGAGGCTAAGTCGCGATGGGCACGCGAGGACGTGGTTCGTACGGCCGAGATCGGCCTGCCGCCAGACCGTAACGATGAGCGTTGGGATCGCTATCGGTTCGACCTTTTCCGCTACCTGACTGAGTGCTTTCCGCACTCCACTGGTCTGAAGCCATTCTCGCTTCACCATCGCCGAATTATTGAGCGTCTCCAACAGCTTTTGCTTGAAGGTGGCATGGAGCTGTTCATTGTGTTTCGCGGCTGGAGCAAATCCACAATTGCCGAGAACTCTTCGACATGGGTCGGCGGATATGGCCACCGAAACTTCATCGTACCGATCGGCGCAAATGACGAAATGGCACGCATTGCGCTCGACTCTATTCAATCTGAGTTCGAGCAGAACGATCACCTGATGGAAATTTTCCCAGCGGCTTGTCACGCGGCCCGTGCCTTGGAGGGAGTTCCGCAGCGCGCCGGCAAGCAAACGATTGGTAGTGAACTAACTCATATCGAATGGACAGGCGAGCGATGCATTCTGCCGACGTATACCGATCCGAAAGGTAAGCCATTCGAGGGCGGCGGCGCGATTATCTGGCCCAAGGGCATCACGTCCAATCTGCGTGGGTTGCGGTTCAAGCGACCGGATGGAAAGCAGGCCCGGCCGGACTTCTATCTGATTGATGACATTCAAACCGACGACACTGCCGCCAGTCCAGCTCAGAACAATAAGCGACTGTCGAAGATCAACAAGAGCATACTTCGCGGCGGCGGGCACCACAAAAATACCGCCTGCGCGCTTTTGGGGACAATCATTGAGCCGGACGACGCGCTAGACCAGCTATCCAATCCGAAGCTCTTCCCGGCATGGCGAACAACAAAAGTTCCCATGCTATTATCGTTCAGCAAGGCACAAGACTCGCACTGGCTTGCTACCTATGCCGAACTGCGCACGACTCACAACCCTGATGATGATGACGACAAGTCCCGCGCCAAGCGGGATGCCACCGCATTCTACGCCGCCAACCGCGACGTGATGGATGAAGGGGCACTAGCATCATGGGAACATTGCTACATCGACGGCGAGGAACTGTCGGCGATACAGCACGCCTACAATATTATTATTGATACGAGTTTCGATGCCTTCATGGCCGAGTGCCAGAGTTCACCGGTGCGAAATTCCGGTGGCCTGGTAATTCTCACACCCGAGCAAATCTGTGCGAAACAATCGGACTTCAACTGCGACCAGTTTCCGGCAGAGTGCGTTGCGATTACTTGCTTCGTTGACGTTCACCCGTCGATTCTCTATTGGGAAGCCTGGGCATGGGAGCCGACGTTCACCGGTTACTGTATCAACTACGGGACATTCCCAGACCAGCATCGCAAGTATTTCGCGCATAGCCAGCTCTCTCGCCGTTTACAGCATCTATTTCCTGGCATGGACACAGATGCCACTGTGACGGCTGGGCTTGATGCGCTGATCCTTGGCTGCGACTTGCCGAGCGACTTGTGGGCAGGACTCAAAAACATGGAATGGTCTAGAAGCGATGGCACTCCGATGAGGATTGCAAAGGGCGGAATCGACGCAAATGGCGAAGCAGCCGACGCAGTTAAGAAAGCGGTGCGACGTTACGCTCCGATCTTCCATACATCGTTTGGAAAGTACGTCGGCGCCAAGGGGACGGCGATGTCGCAGTGGAATAGCGCCAAGAAATCAAAGTGCAACTGGCCGGAGGCCGTCCCTGTAAAAGGAAAGGCCGGCGAGCCGCAGGGTTACTTGTTTGATACGAACTACGCAAAAACACGATTCCATCGGGCGTTAGCTCTGCCGCGTGGGAGTAAGGGCGCACTGTATCTTTACAAAACACCTAGTCTACATGACCACCGCCGCGTAGCCGACCACTGGTATGCCGAGAAGGCTATCGAAGTGACGGTCGGGAGCCGTACTGTTTACGAATTTACACAGAAGCCCGGAACGGACAACCACGATCTCGACTGTGGGGTCGGCAGCATGGTTGCTGCTGGCGTATCGGGAATTTCTAGCGTCGGAAAACCGAAGATGCGCACAACCACAAAATCTCCGGCCGAATGGATGGCAGCGGCCAAGGGCAAATGATGGCAGAGCCGTGGAAACAAACCGGGAAGACGGTTGTCAGTAAGACGCCGGAAGAGTGGCTGGCCGAGTCTGGCGGTGCGAAGCCGTGGGCCTGTCCGCGCTGCGGCTGCGAAGGGCCGCACAACGTCGCCAACGTATATGATGTTGGTGACGAGCGTCGTCGTCGTCGCATTTGCCGGAACTGCGGGCAGGGATTGATTCGCACCGTTGAAGTTCCTGTTCCGACTGGCCACAAGGTCGTGGTGGTGCGGGACACATAGTTATTTCGTGGTCTTGTTGCTACCCATAGCAACTATCGGCGGATCGTATTGTAATTGCCGGGCGATTACTTCTATTATCAACTAGACCAATCCACTAGGAGGCCGCGCTTACTGCGCGGCTCACGGCAGAGCCGGGATAGCTAGCCCGTTTCGACGCCGTAAACGTCGAGCCTTTTACGGAGGCCGCACATGAGTGCGTGCCTCCGTTTTCTTTGGCTCGAACATGCCCAGCGGCGAAGACGTTCCGACGTTTGATGACATCGCGGATTCCGTTGCCGAAGACGTGGCGGCTGGCGTCGCCCAATTCTCGACCGGCGACACATCAGTCAGCGCGATGGACCCGATGAAGCGGCTCGACATCGCCGACCGCATTAAGCGCAACGCTGCCGCCGCGAACGGCGTCGGCAACATTCTCGGCAATACCCGTCGGCTAATCAGCCCAGGAGCGTGGTCGTAATGGGTATTGCATCCCGCTTCCGACGCGCCTGGCGAGTGCTGCGATCATCGCAGAACCAAAATCTTGCCGACTATGCCGCGCGCATTCAGCGCACGCTCAATGCCACGTATGACGCGGCCCGCACGTCCGATGATCTCGCCGCCTACTGGGCGAACGCCGATGGATTCGACGCCGACAGTGCGAATAGTCGCGGGGTGCGCGAGACGCTTACCCGCCGGTCACGTTACGAGACCGCGAACAACGGATTCAGCGACGGCATCGCCTCGACTTATTCGACTGATCTGGTCGGCACCGGCCCGCAGTTGCGGATGCAGACCAATTCGCCGGCCTTCAATCAAATGGTCGAGCGGACGTGGTTTCTCTGGTGCCAGGCCGTTAGCTTCCGCCGCAAGCTCTGGTGCATGGCGCATGCGAAGCATGTCGACGGCGAAGCGATCGGCGTGCTGCGTCGGAACCACGGCATCAACCATCCGATCAAGCTCGACGTGGTGCTCTATGAAACAGAGCAATGTCAGACGCCGTTTCTGCCGTTTGGAGAACCAGGGCGAATCGATGGGATTGAGTTCGATAAATTCGGCAACCCGATCAGCTATGACATTCTCAACCAGCACCCCGGCTCTGCGAATAACTTTGCGATCGACCAAATTCCTGAGCGCGTTCCGGCGAGCCTTGTCTTGCATTGGTTCAAGATGCGTCGCCCTGGCCAGCACAGAGGTGTACCGGAATGTGCGTCGACGCTCAACCTTGGCGCATGCTTCCGCCGTGGGCGCATTTCGACGCTGCTCACTTGGGAGAAGATCGCCAAGTGGACGCTGTTCCTAAAGACGCTCTTCGAGCCGGAAGAAATCCAAGGCATCCCGCCGTTCAGTTCGTTCGATGTCTCGGACGGCATGGTGACGAACCTGCCGAACAGCGTTGAACCGCTGCAACTTAAGGCCGAGCATCCAGGCCCCACCTACGAGGCCGCGCACAAGCTGTGGCTCAACGAGCAAGGTCGCCCCAAGGCGATGCCGCTCAACAAGGTAATGTGCAACTCGGCAGACTACAACTACGCCTCAGGCCGCCTGGATTTTCAAACCTACTACAGCGAATTGGATGTCGACCGCGAAGATGGTAACGACGTTCTCGACAAGTGTTTCAATGTCTGGCTCGACTGGGCGATCCTGACGTTTCGTTGGCTCGGAGGAATTCCAGAAGCCGTCGGACCTGGGGCGCGTTTCCACACTTGGGATTGGCCGAAGCATCGCGTCGCCGACGTGGAAGCGGAAGCCAACGCGAACCGCACAAAACTCGAAAGCGGCCAAATCTTCCCGCACCGTTTGTTCTCGGATCAGGGGCTGGACTGGGAAGACGAATGCGAAGCCGGCGCTCAGTCGCTCGGCATGACTGTCGACGAATTCAAGCGCCGCATCGCGGACGTTCTCTACCCGCCGCCGAAAGCCGAGCCGAAGCCTAGCCCTGCGCCAACGGACGCAGCCGTAGCGCAGGCGATGCGCAGCCTCTCACGCCGCGGTTTGGTTCCGGCCAGCGTCAACGGCAACGGAGTCCATCATGGCAACTAAGAAACCAATCCACGCAGTAGCCACCGACAAGCGAATCATCGCCTGGTCAGCGCCGGTCGAAATCAAGGCCGCCTGCGATGACGACGAAGAGCACAAGAAAGACATGCCGGCCTCCTTTGCCGTGACCGCCTACAAAGGCGGTGCGATGGAGGTTGAGGGCTGGGATCAGCCGGTCGTTATCGACCTCAAGGGGATGCAGTTCTCGAAATCGGTCATCGCAAATCTAGGCCACGATAACGACAAGTTCGTCGGCCACGTTACGGCCAAAGAGAAAACCGAAAGCACGGTCCAACTCGATGGTCTGTTCTCCGCCGAGACTTCTTCGCGCGACACGGTAGTCAAGAGTGCTGCCAACGGATTCCCGTGGGAAGCCAGTGTTGAAGTAACGCCGGCACGCAAAGGCATCGAGGAAGTCGATGCCGGCAAAGTCGTGAAAGCCAACGGGCAGGAATTCACCGGCCCGCTCTATGTCGCTCGCAAGAGCACTCTTTCTGGGTTTGGTTTCGTTCTGCGCGGCGCAGACCCGGACACAGTTGTTTCCATCGCGGCCAAAGCCGCTTCCACAAAGGAGAACGAAATGGTCGAGAAGCTCAAGGCATTTATCGAGGCGATGCTGCCGGGCGTGGACATTGACACGCTTTCCGAGGAAGCGGTTGCCAATCTCAAAGCGGACATGGACGGCAAGGCCGGCAAGCGAATTGCCGCCGGCGTCAAGACCGGAAATCCGTTCGACGTTCGCCGTGCCGAAGCCAAGCGACGTGGAGACATCCGCGACATTGCGGACAACCATATTAAGGCGCGTCGCTGTGAGGATCGCGGAGATCAGGACGAAATTGATGCCGTCGAAAAGATGTACGACCATGCCATCGAAAGTCGCATGTCGACGCAGGACTTCCGGTTGGCAATTTACGAATCGAGCGTCCCCGACGCGCAAACGGTGTTCTCGCCGAAGCAGCGTGACCCCGGCATCAACGGCAAAGTCCTCGAAGCCGCAATTGCGTTGCATGGAAACTTGCCTGCGAAGTCGCTCGATGCGACGTACGACGACAAGACGTTGCAGACTGCCAAGGATCGCTTCCCCAACGGAATTGGTTTGAAGCAACTCTGGCGGATGGCGGCGAAGGCCAACGGCCATCAATACGACGGCGACGACGTTACGGCCGAGATGCAACAGTTTGCTTTCCGCAAGCAGTTGCAAGGCATTCGTGCGGCTGGCGGCTACTCGACCTACGACCTGGCAGCCGTGTTGGCAAATACCGCCAACAAGTTCCTGCTCGAAGGCTGGGGCATGGGCGAGATGGCTTGGAGTCGAATCACGGACATCGCCAATGTCCGCGACTTCAAGACCAATACGTTCTTCAAGCTGACCGGCAGCTTGAAGTACAAGAAGATTCTCCCCGGCGGTCAGATCGAGCATGGGCAGGTAGCGACTGGTTCGTACACCACGCAGGCCGAGACCTACGGCATCATGTTCGCAATCGACCGGACGGCGATCATCAATGATGACCTGAGCGTCATCACCCGCGTGCCGCTCGAAATGGGCTACGGGGCCAACGATGCGTTCAACGAGGTGTTCTGGACCGAGTTCATGGACAACGCCTCGTTCTTTGCCTCTGGCAATGCAAACTTGGCGACTGGAGTTCTGTCAACGCCGGCCACTGCGGTTGCGACGGTAGCGGCTGCCGAAGGCGTGTTCATGGCCCAGACGAAGCCCAACGGCACGCCGCTTGGGATTCTGCCGACGATCATGCTCGTTCCGCCGCTGGCCAAGCGATCGGCACTCGGTTTGGTGTCGAGCACGACTGTCACAGGGAGCACCGGTCCGTTGCCGACCAATAACACCTTCCAGGGTGAGTACGAGGTCGTCGCAACGGCGTACACGGCAAGCACGGCTATCACCGGCAACTCGGCCATCAAGTGGTGGTTGCTGGCAAACCGGCCCGGCTTCTCGACGATGCTCACGGCGTTCCTGTTCGGTCGTCAGTCGCCGACCGTCGAAACGTCCGACATGGTATTCAACACGCTCGGAGTCCAGATGCGCGGGTATCACGATTTCGGAACCAACAAGATGGAATACCGCGCTGGCGTCCAAGGATCGGGTGCGTAATGAAAATTCGCTTGCTGCTTAACATCGGCACGAACGAGACAGAGTACCCGCATTTGAAAGAGGGCGAGCACGAAGTCTTGCGCGAAGTGGGTATGAAGTTGATCCAACGTGGCTGGGCGGTTTCCCTCGAACCGCAGGTTCACGCGGTCAAGGCCGTACCCACGCAGCCGAGTATCCATGCTGCCGTGGAGCAAGCAACCGAGGACGTAAAAACCTACCGCGCCAAACAAACGCGCGCCACAGAAATGCAATCTGCAAATAAGGAGCAGTAATCATGGCATTTGAAGCTCGACTGGTTAAAGGTGATCCGCATCTCGCCGCGTATATTGCTGGCGCTGATTATGCGGCTGGCGAAGTGATTTCTTTCGGTGGCCTCGCGGCCGTCGTTCATCCTGTTGCCATTGCCACTGGCGCAACAGGAAACATCGCCATTTTCGGCGGCGAGTGGGAGCTGGCGAAGGACGGATCGTCCGGACCGGCGGTAGTCGTTGGCGAGTCCGTGGCGTGGATCGTGAGCACCAATCTTGCGAGCGACGTGACAACTGGCAACCTGCCGTTTGGCCAATGCACGGTGGCAGGCGACGCCAGCACCGCTGCGATTACGGCCTTCCTTGATCCGGCCCGCGTCGCTGCAAATACCACGACCTAGCGATGAACCTACTAGCACGCGGCGACGCCATGCTTGGACGCAAATCGCTGGCCGTAGCTGGCGAAAGCGTGCGGGTGTTTCGCGGTGGCGTCGTGCTGTGCGATGCGTGGCAAGTATTTTTCAGCACCACGCGGATCGAAGTGTTGACGGAAGGAGAAGTGTCGATCGTTAGCGATCGGCATGATTGGATCGGCGACCCCAACGAACTCCTACTCGACGGGAACCGCACCGATTTGCAGCAGGGCGATACGTGCGAGTGGGTGAACGATGGGTATACGTTTGTCTTCGAGGCGCAACCGGCAGACGGAGAAAACGTTAGCTCACCGCATGGCCCACACAAGAAGCGGATTCGGAGTCATTGGAAGCTGATTGACTGGCGGTCGAATGAATGAGCAAAGCTGTCGACTTGGCGAACGCAGTTGTAACGGCACTCAACGATGCCGGGCTGAGTATTGGATTCGAGGCCAAGCGGCGTGCCGTGCCATTCATGGCGACCGACAAGGCGTTGCAGACGCTCCAGGTAAGCGTGTTCACCAATACGCGGAGTGCAGTTCTGGCTTCCAGGGCCGGCTTCATTCACACGTACAAACCAGTCATTTCGTTAGTGAAAAAGCTAGCCGCTGCGGAAGACGACGCGAGGCTCGTAGAGGTTGATGGACTAACTGACTTAGCCTCAGAGATTGAAACCGTGATCCAAAACTACGATTGGCAGACCGCCGTGCAGTTGACGTTCATGGGGTTCGACGAAGAGCAGGACCGGGACACTTATGGGATCGAGCCGCTTCGCACGGCCGGTTGTTTTGCGTTGCCGATGCTTTTGGAGTTTCAGGGCGAATGACCTACATCAACGTCACCACCAAGATGTTCTTTGACAAGCCAGGCGTAATTGCCGCGATGTCAGAGAAGTCGCATCGCTGCCTGTCATCGGCCCTCGCGTTCTCACACACCGTGATGAAACGCGGGATGCGGAAGCGGAAGGGGATAAGCGCGGTTGGTGCTTACCCTAGCTCGCACGGAAACCCGCTCCTTAAGGAACTCATCTACTTCGGACTGGATTCCAATTCGTTGGGTGGCATTGTCGGCCCGACGTTGCTAGGTGGTGGCGGACACGGCACCAAAGACCAACTCATCGAGGGCGGAAAAGTCCTGCCGGAACTCATCAACGAGGGCGGGACGGTTATTTACCAAAAGCGCCAATTTCGCCGCAGGGATGGGAAGAATGTGCTCGTCAAAAAACCAGTCAAGCAACGCTACCGCCCCCGCCCGTTCATTGAATTAACCCTCCCGCACGGCGCCAAGAAACTCGCCGAGAACATGGCAAACTTTGAACTCCGCAAGGGAGCCTGACAAGGAGCGAACACTATGGCAGCCATCTCACAAACACCAGCCAGTGTCGTTCTGGTCTCTGGCACACCGGCTACCGGCACCTACGGTGCGACCGTAACCGCCGGGATGCCGATCTACCGCGACGCGGCCGACAGTAACCAGCTCAAGCCTTGTCGAGCGAACGCAGCCGGTACGGCTAACTGCGATGGAATCGCGCTCAACAACGGCGCCGATGGCCAGCCCGGACACTATCTTCCGACTGGCAGCGTTATCAACCTGGGGGCCACGTTGGTGGTCGGCCAGACATATTCGGTGAGCGATGCCGTGGCGGGCGAGATCGTTCCAAACTCCGATCTCGGCACGACGGACTTCGTTACAAATCTTGGGGTTGCGCTCACCGCGGCAAACCTCATGCTCAGCATCGTCAACAGCGCAACGGCTAAGCCGTGATTGTAAACCTCAATATCATCGAGCGCGCCGAGACCAAGCAGAAGCTCTTGGTGCTCACGCTGGAATTGCCGTTCGACGTAATAAGCATATTGCGCCTGATCCGCAATTCGTGCGCCAAGGAATGGCGGGACGTAAATCGAGAACTGATCCTACCGCCTGCCGCCGTAAACGGCGTTGTAGTCGATAGCCACGAGCGCGAGCCGCTCAATAAGGGAGCCTAATCAATGGCTGAATTCCAATTTGGCAAAGACGCGGTACTCTACTATTCGGCCACGCTGTTTACAGCTTCTAGCGGCAGCGGCAGCGCTTCGACGCTATTGGCAGGTGCCACCGAGTTCGACAAGGTGGTCGATCTAGATTTGGGGCTCGACCCGACACTAGTGGACGCCACGTCACGGGCGATTGCCAAGCTAGGCTGGGATACCGAAGTCCCGGCCAGCAACAAGGCCCGCATCTCGTTCGGCATGAACTGGGTAGACGGCAACACGATCATCAACGCGATCCGGGACTCGGCACTCAACAAGACCGAGATCGCGTTTGTGGCCCTTACGAACGACCGGGCGACTGCGACAGCCCAAGGTCTAGCCGGCAATTGGATCGCCGCGTTCTCGCTCCCGCAGCCGGTCAAGGGCATCATGGTTTCTCAGGTGACGCTCAACCTGGCCAGCTTCCCGCATTGGTACGTCGTGCCGTAAGCGGGGTGAAGCGATGCCGAAATTCACGGATACCAAGGGCCGCGATTGGGAGGTCGAACTCAACGGCTATACGCTGCCGAAAGTCCACCGCGACTGCGGTGTTTGGCTGACCGATCTACCAAACATCGAAGCGACAGAGGGCGATCAGTCACTTATTGAGCGGCTCTTCAAACAGCCTTACGAACTACTGGTCTCTGTCCTTTATTCGCTTTGCGAGCGGCAAGTCGACGAACGCAAGATTGGCGTTGATGATTTTGCGGCCGGTCTTTTTGGTGATTCGCTGAGCAATGCAATGGAGGCGCTGGCCGCGACGGTCGTTGATTTTTTTCCAGACCAAGGCCAGCGGCTAGCAATCGCGGAGTGGCTGAAGATCTCGAAGGAGACGGCAGCGATTCTCCAGACGGAAGCACTGAACGCGCTGCAAAAAGTCGACCGAAACTCACTGGCGAAGATTATTACCGCCTCTTCCTCGAATGCTGCGGCGAATGCGGAGTTGACCCCGATCGGCGCCGACTAGGGGAAGTGTATGTCATGGCTGAATCTCGCAGCCGCGAGCTGTGGGATCATACGGCGACGCTATGGCCGGCACTGGTAAATCCGAATCGGGATACGAAAGAACATCCCAAACCGTACACCTTTTTTGACATTCATCCCTACCGTAATGCCGACGACTACAAACCGGAATTGCCGAGCGTCGTCGAGATTAAGGATATGTTTCCACAATGCCGAGCAGTCGATCCATAGAAGCTGGCCGAGCCTTCCTCAAGCTAGTCATCGAGGATTCCGAATTCCGGAAGTCGCTTCAAGGTTCTGCGCAACATCTAGATCGCTGGGGGCGCTCGCTACAATCTATCTCGCTCAAAGTCGGCGCGCTGGGCGCGGCGATCACTACGCCTTTTGCTGTAGCGGCAAAAAAGTTCGCTGATATTGGTTCACAGCTCCATGATCTGTCGGGGCGGACTGGGGCGACCGTCGAGCGGCTGAGCGAATTACGTTTTGCGGCCTCGCAAACTGGCGTCGAATTCGGCGGTATCGAGTTGGCTTACCGCCGGATGGCCAAGACAATCGGCGATGCTAACCGTGGCATGTCTGGCGCCGTCGATGGGCTCTCGCGGCTGGGGCTCACGGTCAAGGATTTGCAGGGCCTCTCTCCGGATCAGCAGTTCACGCGGATCGCAAATTCGATCAACGCGATCACCGATCCTACTGAAAAGGCGGCGGCGGCCATTACAATCTTCGGACGGTCTGGCACGCAGTTGCTACCGCTATTCGCGGAAATGGACGCGCTCACAAATCAGGCTCGCAACATGGGCCTGGTGATGTCAAAGGAGACGGCCGCGGCAGCCGACAAGCTCGGCGATGCGTTCGATCTGCTCAAGGCAAGCGCTGAGTCGCTTGTTCTGCAACTCGGTGGCCATCTTGCACCTGATCTTACAAAAGTAGCGGAGTCGCTAGCAAAGATTACGCCGGAAGTCAGTAATTGGGTCCGTGAAAACAAAGGAGCCATTAAGACGGTCGGGGAACTTGGGGCTGCGCTCGTTATTTTGGCAGTAGCAGTCAATGGTATTGGGACCGCTTTTCGTGCTGCCGCCCTCTCGATGACAGCATTTCGCGTAGCATCGGTGTTCCTTGCAACGCATCCGCTCTTTGCGACAGCGACCGTGATTGCGCTAGGACTTGCTGCCGTTGCCCAAGCCGGCAATCTATTGACGAAATGGTTCAACGAAACAGGCGAGGCTATTGATCGTTCTCGTTTACGAGAACTCGGACCGATCATTGATGAAGTCCAGAAAAAGCTGGACGCTTTTCGGGCCAAAGGAGCAAATTCGGTTGCGCTTCGCTATGAAGCAAGATTGAACGAACTTTACCGCGAACGAGCCGAAATACTGCAACGGCTCAATGCGCACCTAAAGCCACTTCCTGCGCAACTTCCACCTCTTCCCAAGGTCCCTGGCCCGGCGCTGCCAGGACTATTACCTCCGCTGCCGAATCCATCTGGCTTACTTAGGGCTCAATTTGAGGCAGCAGCCAGGGCTGGTCAAAAAGGATTCAGTAGCGGTGTACTGGGGGCCGGTCCAATACCGCTGCCGAAAGACCGCGACCTATTCGGAAACTGGCGGAAGGCTATTCCCGAAGCCCTCATCGAAGGCTTGGCGAGAATCTCGCTGCCGGATTCGCGCAGCTTCGCTACACGGTCGCAGTTTGGCGGGCGAGGCATCGAACAAACTTTGGGCGGCACAGATTTGCAGCCGAAGATGCTCGCTCAATTGGAGCTGCTAAATAAGAATTTCCAGCGTGCGCCATTCCTGCGCATAGGAAATGCTTAACCGCAAAAGATCAAATAGAGGACGTACAGAAACGGCAGCAGCAAACCAAGCATAAATAGCTGGCAACCAAGTCCCTGGATATTCTTGCCGAGTTCGTTCAGCTCTTGGGCTGGTTTATCCAAGCGGTCGAGCGGTTGTTGGTACATGCTTTTATCGTAACCACTTTGTCCGAAAACGCAATATGGCACTCGTTACCGAAGAGCGAAAGAAAGGCCGGCGCCACGACGCATTTGGCGGCGAGATCGAATATCTCGTCAAAGCCACTGGGGCGGAGCTTTCTGGATTCGACTCGGAAGATGCTTTTGCCGCAGTAGTTGCCACCGCGCCAGCAGAGTTTGAGGGAATTCCCGCGAGCAACGTCGTCGTCAACGAAGCGCTGATCGACCTGGCGACGATTCAGGTTTGGAGCGTATCGGCCATCTATAGCATCCGCGAGCCGACGGTATTTCCCACCAGTTCCTATCAGTACGACTTTGACTTTCAAGCTCCGTCCGGGCGCATCTTCTACTCGCTGGAAACGCGGAGTATTACGGGTTACGACCAAGCGACCAGCCAGCCGATTGCGTTTCCTGTTACTACGTTCGGCGGCAAGATTCGCGGCCAGAACGACGACGAGGATGGTGATGACCTGCCGAATCCATCGCCGACGTTTTCTTGGACGTTCAACATCCCAACCGGCAGCGTGTCGCTCGCATATCAAATGGGCGTCGAAGCGATCATGGGATTCGTCAATAGCGCCGCGTTCAAAAGTCGCGCGGCAGAAACGCTGCGTTTAGTAGGCTGCTCTGGTGGCGCAAGAAACGACAAGGACTGGTCGATTCGATTCTCCTTTCAATTCTCACCTAACCGTACGAATGTCGTGATCGGCGGCGCTGTTGGGAATATCGTGGTGCCTTCGATCCACGGTCACAATCTCGTTTGGGACTACACGAACCCGGCGATAGTTAGCGGAATCGGAACTGTCCATAAGCCGACCGCAATCATTGTCGAGCGGGTGTTTGAACGGACTGATTTTTCAGTTCTGGGGTTCTAGTCATGCCGATTCGTGAACTCCAGATCGGCAAGCCGGCAACGGAGATTCCCGGCGGCACGATCAACAAAGTCATTCGCGCCGTCAATCAGTTGCAGGCGCAGCGTTTGCCGCGAAAACGTAGGCGGCGTGGCGGCAGTGGGTCTGGCGGAGCGGCTGGCCCGACCGTGCTGGTCGACTGGCCGATCGCAGCGGCGACTGCGGTCCTGCCGGTCGAATCGCTCGACTGGAATCAAACTTCAGTAAGCCTCGGTACTCTTACGTTGCCGCCACACAACTATAAAGTAAACGATCTAGTCAACGCGGTCTGGGATATCGCACTTGGGAACGTCAACGAGCGAACCGGGCTCACCGTGACCGCAGTCTCCGGTGAAAACGTGACGATCTCAGGTGGGACAGGCGAAGACTTACCGCCAGACGGGACTCCGATTCAGATTGGCCCGTTTTTCATCCGGCCAACGACGGCCGGGTGCAAGGTGCTTTCTGGCGCCGACGAGCGGCCGACTCGCGGCAGCCAGCTCGAAGCCGTACTCACAACTCGCAATAGCAACGACGTTGGTGAGTTGACGATGGGAGATTCTGGGCATGGGCTCTTGGTTGGTGAGGAGTTGTTTCTCTTCTTCACTGACAGCGGCGCAAAGTTTTCACGCTGCCGAGTCACGGCGGTTGACGATCTGGCCGTCGATATCATCCGCGATGAAGAATACAACGTACTGCCGCCTGACGAAACTGCGATCGTTGTCACGCACTATGCCGCGATCGAGGTCTCTAACTACTGGGATCAGTCGATCAATCCTGGTACGCATAAGGCGTTTCGTATGAAGACAGAAACCCAAGACGGCGTGAATAAACTGCTTGTCTGGAGTTGCGCGTCGACAGGTACATTCAAGCACACGCCGCTACCGCCTGAATAGAATGCCTCATCCAGATCACTCTTGCTGCGCGGAAATCTACGAGGGCAAGCGGAGGCTGGCCGGCGGGGCGACGTGGGGCATCTTCACGCTGCCAATCGGCTCGGCTTGTGCTGGCGTCCGCGACGATCAGTCTGCATCGTGGTTCATGGAGACGCTGTTCTATGAACCTGCTCCGCCCGAGGACTGCTTGTCGGGAAATCCTGGGCCGCGGCAAAATGGCGAGTACAACGCCTTCATCAAGGTCTGTAATCCAGAAGGTGCTTGGCTGCGCATGCGGGCCGAAGGCGTGACCGAGCAAAACGGGCTCCGCTGGGATGTCGACGTGAACCTGGTCTGGATTGATGGGTTTGTCGAACTCAACGGCCATGCGCCGGCGAGTGGTATCTTGTGTACAACGGCAAATGTCATCGTGTGCAAATTGATTCACCTCGATCCTGGCATTCACAGGCTATCTATCGCGCAGGACACCGTTGACGGCTGGCAAAACCTTGACGGTATGGGTTGGCTGCTCACTCTCACGCTTTCCTGTCAGGTACTGTCTCCTGACGAGTGTGAGGAAGACGATGGTGGCGGACCAGAGGGGCCGGGGATTGATGAGCCGGTCATCAATGATGGTGGTGACGACGATCAGGATGATGGGCTGCCAGGTGATCCGCCAGGTCCGCCGCTTCCCCCAGGCGACCCCGATGGGACATGCATTTGTGAATGCTTCGTTAAATATATGATCGGTCGGGCTACAGGGTATCCCGACACGTCCTGCGAAAATGCAATATTGGTCAATGTCTATAATTTATCACAGCTTAACGACACCAACTACATCATGCCGTGGGATGTTGAGGAGGAAATTTTCCACGTCGACTTCGGGACCGTGGGTGATGACGATGATCGTGGCATTCAGATTGGCACGAGCACTTCTGTTGGCGCAAACCCAAGTGTCACCACAATCTATCTCTGGCGCGTTCAAGCAAGCGTCAATTGTCAAACCGATCCGACGTGCAGTAGCGGTGTTTCGCTTCACCAAGCCGGTTTACACTTTCTTGTCCAGTTTTGGACGAAGCCGTGGGATATGCCCGAAGAGTTTGGGGGGACTGGGATGCCCGGCGGTGGAAACGCCTGGCACTTTAGTAATTCCATCCTGAATCTGGTCGACGACATTTGCGGATGCTCGGCGATGTTTGAACTCACCGGAGATACTATTGTTCCGACTGGATGTCCTGATGAAAGTCCGATCAGCGGTACGTTGCAGATACTTGCGGGATTAGGTGGAGAATGTTGACGCTTTATTGCCGGCGTGGCGACAACGGACTTTGCATTCAGTGCGGTCAAAACCTGCCTGAAAAAACAATGCGGCCATGCAGGGCCCGTTCACGGCCGTCTAACATGCTACGGCTGGTGGGCGCAAAGTTGAAAAACCTGGTGCGTGCGTGGCGGGGCGAGATTGGCCGCAGTCCGTGCGCTTTCCTCGGACCTGCGACTGGCGAGATACTCAAGGTCTCATGCTCCCAACGCGTGGTCGTTCACTGGTGTCGTTCGATTGAGGTGGCGCGCCTTACTCGTCGTCCGCTTGGACTCGTCGAAAATAAGTGTACGCCAACAGGTGGAGATACACAGTCCGCCGGATTGTTGTCGTGTCAGAGCTGCCGCTTTTGGCGGCAACAACCATTACTTACAAGGAGTTGAAAATGACCATGCAAGTTAGTGGGACCGGACAGTTACGCATTGTCCGCGATGGTTTGGAGATCAAACTTCCCGACACAACCACCCGTTACGCAACACAAGAACTTTACGTGTTGGCAGAACTAACCGCCACAACTAGCGAAGCTGACATCGACCTGTCCAGCCTGACGACTCCGCGCGAGTTCATGCTCAGAAACAAAGACACGACCAACTCAGTGCAATGGGGGCCGAAGTCTGGTGGGGCGATGGTGCTGTTGGGCCAGGTTGCGCCAGGAGAGGCCGCTGGTCCGTTCGTGCTCGGCGGCAGCGTAACAATCAGCTACAAGTCGACGGCTGGATCGCCAAAGTTAGACGTACTCGTTTCTGCCACCTGACCCACTCCCTCTGGCAGCCGCAGGCGGGGATGGGTAGAATTGGGACACTGCTTTGAGGCGAAAGCTTCTGGCACGAGTGCTGGCTTATCCCGTCGAGCGTCTGCGCGTACGCGAAACGTGGTGATTATGGACTGCACATCTCGCCGCCGGCCGCCTTCCGCTGCAACCGTGACTGATCAATCACGGCGGTGCGGGAGGTAGATCGATGTTCTTTTTCTGGTAGAATCGGGGCATGAGCGTAGTGACTGCACCAGCTATTGTCATTGATGGAACGAAGCCGATCGTCGATCAATTCGTGTGTGACGAGTGTGGTGACAAGGCGGCCTTCGTCGACATTCATACTCCGATCGAACCGCCAGGAGCGTTTCGCCGCTATAACGCCTTGCCTGAACCGCGACGGATCGTTGCGCTGTGTTTCTATCATGCGCATCAACGCGGCCTGCTTTAATTCACCTGACCCACTCCCTCTGGCAGCCGCAGGCGGGGATGGGTAGAATCGGGGCATGAGCGATCGTCTATTACACGTTGAAGTCTACTGGCAGCGTCAAGGCAAGATGGTGCTGTGCACTTATACGGTCCCCGCGAAGTGTGATCGTATCGTCGTCGATCCTAACCAGCTCTGGCGACAGGTCTGGGGACTGATCGAACACGAAGACGGCAGCGTCGAGCAGCACGACGGCCAGCTAATCGAGGCTGCCGATGGAAACTTATTTGCTGCGGTGGACGCCCCGCCAGTTGGTGTCACAGCCCCGGCGGCTCCACCGACTGCGGAAGCGAAGGCGAAACTCCCATGAAGCCTGCACACTGGACAGTCTCGATTACCTGGCACAGTCGCGAGACTGACGAAGGGGAATCGGTTGCGACCACGATTTCTCACGAAGGAATCGGAGGGGCCGAGGCATGGTCCGATTTTGCGCTGCTGGCGATGAACATGATGTTTTGTCTGGAGGGGCTCGCAGCGATGGGCGTTGGTATCCCGGCTGCCCGCCAAGAGATCATCAACGCAGTTGATTGTGCGCTCACGAACGAACAACCGTGGCTCACGGATGACGAAGCTGCGAGCGTCGACCGCCAGGCGGTCACAGCCCCGGCGGCTCGACCGGCTGCGGAGACGTGATCGAGGCGACCTCATAGAAATCTCTGAACACTCTTTCCGATCTCTGCCCCAGCAGCCGCCGCCCATCCCCGCGGTGCTCACTTTCCGCGTAACTGCCGGCCGAACGTCGGAGCCAGCGGAACTGACCGGGCCGGACGCCGGCCAACTTCGCTATCGCCAGAAACTGCCTACTGAGCGCATTCGGGTGGAAGGGCCACGGCAAGAGCCTGCCATCGTCGATCGTGATTCGTGCTCGGGCCTCACGGGCGCCGGAGTCGAGCCTGACCGTCACCGGGTAGCCGGTCTTGCTCTGGCAGACGCTCAGTAGGCCGTCCGCCCCGATGTCGGCCCACTTCACCATGAGTAGGTCACCACGTCTCAGGCCGGTCGCGTAGGCGCTGTGAATGGCCACTGTCCAGAAGTCCGCACGCTTGACACCGTTGGGAAAGTAGCCGGTCAGCTTGGACGCGGCGTCGAGCAGGGAGCGCAGCTCATCGAGCGTGAACGCCTCCACCGGCTCGCGTGGAGTCCGGACGCGGCGGACACGCAGCGGCGGCTCGGAGTGGTCGCGGGCCCGGTACGCTTCATTCCAGATGAGAATGATCGCGCGTCGGTATCCGGCCACGGTGTCGGGACGTAGGCCCTGGTTTTTTAGATCGATCAAAAACTCATTGACCGATTCAGCGTCAAGTCCAGCGACGCCCGGATCGTACGTCAGCCAGACCACGAATCTGCGACAACAGTATCTGACTTTCGACCCGTAATCCGCCGTGATGTCGCGGGAGAGAAGTACTCGATCTACATAAGCGAGAAGCGATCTGTCAAAGTCGATCATTCAGGCACGCTAGTGCTCGCCGTCCTGACAATCCGTGGCGGAAAAGTCCACCGTGTTACTGCCCCCGGTCCTCAAGGTGTCATTCTAAGTGTGCTGCCGCGTATTTGCTAGTTTTTTTCTGTGAGTTTGGTCAGTCGAACTAAAACGATGGATCAAAGTGCCTCATGTCTCACCGCTTCGGCGGCTCTCAAAGTCGGGATGGTTCAAATAGGCGCTCAGCCACGTCACCGTTTCCTCGGCCTTCCGCAAATACCAATCGAGTCGAGCTGGCGGGATGTCGTCTGCACATCGGCCATTGAATTCCCCGTATTCCATGATGCGAGCGCCGAGTCGCGCGATCGGAACCTTCTCAGGCTCCTCTTCGTCGGCAATCTCGGCGTCCACCAAACCGGATAGTCGACGCAATTCCTCGATCAGCGACTCCATGTAGTTCCGGTCCGCCGCGTCGCCCTCGATCAGCGTGAACAACTCGCGGGCCATGTTCCGGCCAGCGACACGCTGCTCGATTCGCTTGAGCGTTGCGTCCGGCGTCTCGGTCAGTGGAGCGATGTAGCGGGTCATGGTGCCTCAGGCTTCGTTTCGCCGGCGGCTTGCATTGGGTCCAAAATCAGAATCTTGGCGACTCGGTTTAGCTCCGCGTTCTCCAATCCCAGCCGCTCGACTTCCTCGACCAATTCCAGAACGGCGTTGCAGCCGCCGCGCGGGAACATCGTCGAGCGGATGATCGCTTCAATCTCTAAGCGGCGTTCGGTGGTCATTTGGTTAGAGTCCCGGATTATCCGTTCCGGTGGTTTGCAGTCTCCGGATTCTTCGTCTCTACGGCGACGTTCACGCCGCAAACCGGAAGACGGTAAACCTGCTCATTGTCGCGCGGTGAGATTTCCCCGGTTGTCCATTCCAGGATGTCTTTTTGGCGCAACTTCTTGTTGCCGGTAACTTGTTTTGCCTCCGCTAAGATCGCCGCTTCCAACGCACGCATTCCCATACGCCATTCCTTTCATGTGTAGTCCGGTACCCGCCACCCGGCTGACTGTCGATGGATATACGGGGGGTGAGTGTCTCGTCTGTTGGTATTTTTGGCTCGGTCGTTCAGCCTGGTTAGGACGCTGGATTGTCAATCCAGTAACACGGGTTCAAATCCCGTCCGGGCCGCTAGTTTGGAAAATGTCGGTGGTCGCGGGTAGCTGCAAAGCCCCGGCGGCACAGCCTATGAGCCGTGGAACGACCACCGGCATTTCCTACTTGATTGTTTTACCCACATCGGCTAAATTTGTAAAGGTATGAGCACCATGCAAATCAGCTTTGACGCCGTTTCTGTGACGGCAGCCGCCGAAATCATCGGTTGCACGGTTGGCCGGGTACGGCAATTGCTACGAAATGATGAGCTTCGTGGCAAAAAACTAGGCCAACGGGCGTGGGCGGTTTCCAGGGTAGATGCCGAAAAGCTGGCAAAACGGCCAGCCACTACAGGTCGCCCCCGGAAAAATTCTCGATAACTAGATTTTGTGGGCAAATTACCCGTTGACACGTTCTGCCCGTATGGATAAAAGTATGGGCGGGGACAAACGAAGTCTCGCCTAGTGCATTAAAATCGTGACAGCCGGCAGAGACCGGCAATTCCAAAATCATAGGCAGCTTCTAGCGGGTTCTCCCGCGACGAGTTGCCTTCAGCAATTCGGATGTTCGCCATGTCCACCTGCATGGACGCTGCCGCACGTCAGTTGCCGTTGCCGCTTGAAGAGTGGCGGCCAGTGGTCGGGTACGAAGGTCGGTACGAAGTGTCGAGTGAAGGCCGGGTTTGGTCGCACTTGACGAAACGCATCCTGCGTCCAGGCACAACGAGCAGAGGCTACTTGAGTGTGAATCTTTCTGACGGTAGCCGCCCGAAGAAACAAAAAAGTTTCTGCGTTCACAGTCTGGTTGCGGCAGCATTCATCGGGCCGCGACCGGATGGTTACGAGATCGACCACGGCAAACTCGGCAAACTCAATAACTCGATTGGAAATCTTGAGTACGTCACCCCACAAACAAACGTCGATCGTGCGGAGGTGAGGGGGCTGGTTCCTCATCCGACTGGCGTCGAAAGCCAAAACGCCAAACTGACCTCAGATCAAGTGAACATGCTCCGTTGGGTGTGGCCGCGCCGCAAGCGCGGTGACGTTGCCCGTTTTTCGCGTGAGTACAAAGTCAGCGAACGAACCATCCTCTCAGCGATGAGAGGCGACACGTACAAGTAACAAATTCGGAGCCCCACATGCCCACCGCCACAGCACTCCTGACCGCCGAAGAACGTGCGAGAGTCCGAGAGGCGCTTGACGCGATCAACAGCGCACGCAGCCGCGCGTACGACGGAATGGCGCTGGACTGGGACAAACTCTCCCCAGCCGTGCTGTGTTGCGACGACGCGATCGACGCACTGATAGAACTGGTTGAATTCGGCAGCTAACCACGCGGGTCCGGCCGGGCACACGTACGACTCCATCGCTGTCGTCCGGCCGGCCCGCTTTTACAAAACGGAAATTACCATGCTGTTTGAAATTAAACATCGCTTCACGGGCGCGGTCCTGTTCTCGTTTGAGTGTGGTTCGCTGAGGCTGTGCGTCGAGGCAGCAGTAACCACGTCCGCCGACCTCAGGTACGCCGACCTCAGGTCCGCCAACCTCAGGTCCGCCGACCTCAGGTACGCCGACCTCAGGTCCGCCGACCTC